CACTTGCTATACCAGACAATCCTAATACAAACTTGTATTGGTCAGCACTGTTAAATGTCTACGGCGCCATCAAGCCCGGTATTTCTCAGATTTGGTTGCAGAATCCATATATGAATGATGACATTGTAGGTACTATTGTTCCTGATCCTAATGATGATCGGTTCTTAATCTATAATATTGATCCGGATACTCTTCCACAGAATACATTACCGCCAGTGACCAGTATCATTAACCCGCAATTGACCGGACCCAATGCAGGTCTTCCTGGTCCGATGCCAGGCGTAAGATATCTTATTGTAGAGGATATCGGAAGTGCTGATGCTACTACAGTAGCATGGGGTGGACTAATTGCTAATGCAAACGATATCATTGAATTTGATGCCGATACTATGCAGTGGAGTGTGTCATTTGATAGTCAAGCATCAGAAACGGTTGACTTTGTAACTAATCTAACTACTAGTATGCAATATCGCTATGTGCCGGCCGATGGTATTTGGATGAAATCATACGAAGGTTGGTATGATCAAGGTGATTATAGCATCGTCATTTAATATGAAAACAGCAGCCGGCGTCTTCTTCTATAGCAAGTTCACAAAAAGATACTTATATCTCTTACGTTCAGATTTCAAAAACCCAACTTGGAGTATTCCAGGTGGTGGAATTGATAAAGACGAAACATTACTTGAGGGTGTTGCAAGAGAATGCCACGAAGAAATGGACTTCTCTATCGATGATCTTAAACTGATCCCGATTCAAAAGTTTATAAACAATAATTTTACATATCATACCTTCTTCTGTGAAATCGAAGAAGAATTCATTCCTACATTGAATGATGAGCATGTGGGTTATGCGTGGGTCAAAGAAGGACAGTACCCGAAACCTTTACATCCCGGGTTGTTTTCTACAGTGAATATTGATATTGTGATTGAAAAACTGAACAGTCTTACTTAATTACATTCCGAACATTTTTTCTATGAGAGGGAAACCTAATGCCCCTGCTAAAACACCAGCTCCCATAAGCATCCAGCGCCATTTTTCTAGCGCATTAACTTTCTTTTCAACGGCTGCGTGTTGATCTTTGTTTTCAGTTTGAAACTCTCTGATTAGTTTATGAGTTTCAGTCATATGGTCATCGATATGAGTTTGCAAGTCCTTCAGGCCAGTTTTGATATCATCACATTTTTCATTGAGATATGAATACTGAACCTGAAGAACCGCAATTTCGGTCTCAGTCTGCTTAAGTTTTTGAACCGCTGAAGTCTGAGCCATCTTTTATGCCTTATGCGCTTGCGATTGTAACAATCGGATTTGGCTGACCATTTGCAGCATTTGCAACAGCGGCTGTGTTGAACGATGAAATGACATCAGGGTTAACGTTAGCCAATACTGCAAGACCTGTACCAGAACCAGTTCCAGTAGCAGCAAAGGTGATACCAGTCATGCTAGCCATTGCGCCAACTGCTGTCCAGTCAGTAGTACCTGCACTGTAGATTGTGTATACAGTACCAGTTACCAATGAACCAGGAGCAACTGTTGCTGGGAATAGTTCTGAGCTATGATCATTCACGCTTGAAACATACTGTGTGCCAGAAGCTGCGTTAGTCGCAATGATTGACATTGTGTTTGGTGTCAATGCAGTGTTTGCAACGTTTGCAGTGTAAACCGCAGCAGTTAGACCAGAAGTTGTACCAGTTACGAGATACTTTGTCTTGCCCTTTTGACGAACAATGAAGCCTGCTTCTGGAGTTGCATAAATGAATGCTGAACCAGCAGTAATAGCAGCAGTTGCGTTAGATGCTAAAGTAATAACATCCTGAGTTGCATATGATTCTGCATCTTCGTTAGTTAGACCAACGTTAGCTCCGCCTGGGGTAGTTGAAACACTGAAAGCAGCAGCATTAGCAATAGTCTTAACAAAGTAAGTTGTACCAGCAGTCAATCCACCGATATCAGTATCAAGAATTACTGGAAGATTTGCAGTAAGAGTTTGTGCGTTACCAACTGTTGTCAAGAAGTTACCAGTTGCAGTTGCATTTGAAATTTCAATGTTTGGTTGAGCATTGCTGCTTACATAACCAAGTGTAGTTGGAACACCGTTTGCTGGGATGTACTGAATGACGCTTGCAGCACCAATAGTAGAAAAACTAGTACCGAGACCACCGACCTTAGTGCTTGAAGTAGAAACAGTATAAAGAGTACCTGTGCCATTTACGCCAATTGCAACGTTAGCAAGAACTTGCTTACCAAAGATTGCAGTGTTACCACCGACTACTGAGTAAGTATTTGCGTTTGTTGCTGGCCATTGAGGACCATTTGGGTTGTTGAAGTATGCATCAACTACACCAACGGACAATGCTGATGCAGTTGTACCGGTAGTCAATGTGACTGGAGTCGATGTTGGGTTAGCATTTAGTGGAGTTGCAGAAACAGTGAATGTTGATGCACCAGTGATTTTTAGAATATAGTATGTTGTAGCAGCGATTAAGTTTGTACCAGTTGTGATGCTAGGTACAAAAGGCATACCGGCAATAATACCTAATGTGCTTAAAGTTTGGGAAACTGTTACGATATTTGTTGTTGCAGTAGTGTTAGTTACTGTCAAGACTGCTTGAGCCTTAGCGATTTTTAGTGGACGCCCCATTTGTTTTCTCCTTATAAAGCGAGTTCTAGTCGCTACGCAGTGGGTGCTGCATAAGCTCTCCTCATTGAGAGCGTACAATGTATTTAGTCTCTGAGGTTAAAAAGTAATAACTCAGTATTGTTTGCATTGGATATTTCTAAGAGATTTTCTTGTTCAAAAGAGAATCCACCCGTCTTAATAGTGTCAATCCCGTTAATAGTAACAGTACCGGAGACAACATACACATAATATTTACGACTTGCATCTAACTCCTGATTGAAATCTTCTGTAAAGATACCTGCATATAGTTTAGCGTCTGACTGTATTACTATAGGTCCACTATCACTTGCAATAGGACAAAAGCGATTTAGTTTATCTTGCCTATCAAAATACATAACATCATAGTTAGCAGCAAAGTTATGTTTATTGGGTCTTAACCAAATCTGTAGATAACGAATAGGATGATCAGACAAGTTACCCTCAGTGTGCCAAATGCCAGTGCCGCTACTCATCCGCTGCACACAACCTGACGGAGCTTCACCATAGTTATGTAAGTTGTCATTGTGATAGCAAGGACCGTCAATGATGTAGCCTAAGATTTCCATATCACAGTGTTGGTGAATAGGCACCAAGTTTTGAGGCTGTACTCTGTCATCGTTGATTACTTCTAAATCGCTGAAATGAATGTAGTTAGAATCGTAATAACTATTGTTGCTAAAAGTTCTGTATGTCTCTATCCAGTCTTCTTTGAGATGACCGAGAGTGGTTGGGTCTCTATATGTAATTGTCATACTATATTTACAGAAAAAGCGACCGAAGCCGCTTTTTCTTTTTATCAATAGTTTTAAACTATTAGCACCAGTTTTCAGTACCTACTAGTGTGTATACTAGATCCCCGGGGGCTGATGGATCAGGGATAGTATTACCTGAATCATTAAAGAATGTAGCAGAAAATGTTACGCCTGGATTAGCATTTGCATATGGTGTAGCAAAGTTTGTGCTGAATTTGTTCTTCAAGCGACTTGCATAATATGTGTCGATATCATCAAATATTGCAACGCTCATTGTGTTTGGTTGGGTTGGAGTGTTTAAATCTACCAACAAGCAAGTAGCTACTGGATAAACTGCACCGGTTGTAGTCAATCCTGTGCCGTCTTTTGATGCAGTGAAAATATCATATTGTACTGCTGTTGGATCAGCTCCTAGTGCTGCCCAGTCAGTATTTCCTACAGTAGCAATCATATATGCTTGGCCAGCAGCAATAGATTCATCTTGAATTGTGTTGTTAGTGCCTGCGACTAAGAATCTTCTTGATCCTTTTTGACGGACAATAGAACTATTGCTTGTTGCGGTGTAATACCATGCACTATCAGTGACATTTACATTAGAATTAGTATCCAATTCTAGTTCTTCATCGTCAACTCCAGCATCGTAACTACCCAATGAAGTATAACCGCCGTTACCATCATCTACCCAAAGTTCACTAGTGCTAGTGAATGAGTCTGTAGTGAAGTGTGTACCGGTTCCTATTACAGTAATAGACCCCGTAGTAGCAGTGATTGTACCTAAGCCCTTGACAAGAATAGCTGCATCACAGCGAATTTGATCTGAGTCTTCGTTGATACCACCAACAATACCGGGTTGATTATCATTGTAGCTGTTATCAGTAGTACCATTGTTTGGGAAACCGTCATCTACTACATTCCCATCATTATATTTTCTAATCTTTAAAGCTCTTGCCATTTTTAATTCCCTAAGTGCAGTTTCCTGAGCTGTTATCTATTATTTATATTTTTTACTCGGTACCTGTTACCGCATGAGGCATGCCTAATTCTGTAATACTAAATTCAGAACCTGCGCCGGAGCCTGTTGTTATAAACGCTACTACGTTACCTTGACCACAATAAACGCTATTATAACTGTCATTAGCAGAATAAATCTCTGACTGCTGAGTAGCGATTGCGTAAGGAACACCTGCATTATTGAAAGTGTATGCAACATTTGATAGTGCTACTCCTGCATTTGCAGTTAGTGTCAAACTAGTAGCATTAGCAATATTTGCTACAATTCCTACTGTTGTTCCGGTGGTATTTCCTATCCAGGCGCCTATTTCTAGCTGAGTGTTAAATGCAGTTCCTACACCAGTAACTGTTACTGAGTTAGTTGCTGCTGTGGCTGTGCCAGTACCGGCTACTCTAGGATAACCAGTAACAGCGTGAATAGCTACGCCCGTAGTTGATATTCTAATTTTGTCCGTAGCAATATTAGCTGATTGCTGTGATACTGCATTACCTGTATATACGTATGATGCCATTTTAATGTCCTCGTTATGTTATATTTATCAAACCGGTTACGTAACCGAGGCTGCATATGTACTCAAGTTTTCTTTAGGCAAAAAGGCTGCTTCTATTAACATTTAGATATTTCTTAATAAAAGTTACCAGTCCAGGTCCAACCAGACCCGCCAGGTCCAACGACTGCAAACTGTCCATCAAAGCCTGAGCCAACAGGACTTGCATAAACTGTTACAGTGTGTGTCCTAGTTTCGCCGGCTGAAATAGATTGTGATATACGAGCGGAACCGCCGCTTGAAGATACACCATCAACTGCAACTTGCACTACGGATGGGCGTGACGTTTCTTGAACATCATAAGTGCCGCTGCCAGAAATGCAAAATACAGAAACGGTCTGATTATAAGCAGCACCATTTGCCGGTGCTACGATATTCCAATTAGGGCCTGGCCAAGTTACTTGAATTGTAAAAATTGACGGAGGTGGGGGTGGTGGAGGGGGTGGTGGAGGGGGCGGAGGAACAAAGTCGCCGCAAATATAACCCGGGAAGCTAGTCAATCCAACACCGACAATGTAATAACAATTTACATATACTGTGGCACCAGGGGCAACTGTACCTAAATCCCAAGCAGAATAGATTGAATAGTCGGCGGGTGATCCGTCCATCCCGCCTGCTAGAACTGGTGTTGGGTTGTACAATGGCCATGCGGCAGATACTTTCGTATTGCAAGTATATCCGTTTCCTGTTGTATATAAGGAAACCGTATTGTTTGAGTTTTGTCCGGTACTATAGACTGTGTTAGTTGATGGCACCGGTGCAGTTCCTCTACCATTAATTGTCGGGAACTGATCCCAATCCGGGTCGCCTCCGCGTTGAATTTTAACGGTATGGCTACTGGCTGTTGTGTTGGTGTATGACATCTGCATACGAACAATTGATTCACCTGGGTACGAGAAGTACTGAAAGACGGCATGACCGTACGTTGCTGCGTTACCCATCAATACTGTGATTTTTCCGTTTGATGCCTGCCATGAACTAACAGTGCCATTAGCTGATCCGGACTGGGCGCCGGGTTCATTGCCGCCACCCAGTGCAAGCACACCATCTACAAATATCCCGCACATTTCATGCGGTGTGCCTGGCTGAAAGCAATCATCATAGTAACCATATGTATAGTTGCCGTTGCCGGTACGATCATACAATAGCATGTATCGTGCTGGGTCAGGTGCACCTGCCTGACCATTACCAAATACGCCCTTGCCCTGCCCATTGATTAAATATTTGATATACCCAGTATCGATGTCCCAACCATATGCACCTGTTTGAGCAGTACCTAATTGGGATAGCGTATATCCATCTGAAACGTCGGGTATTAACTGTGGAAAAGTATATCCAGCACTAGCACAATGTGAGTTTGGATTGATCGGAGATCCGGTCCACTGTCTATAACTTGCTGCACTGAATGATGCTACTCTAGGCATGAATCACCTTATGCATATTTCGATGAGGAAGCAAATACAGTATATGTTGCAGATGCAATTTTTACAATAGTAAATGTATATGCGTCTACACTATTGGGATCCCCGGATGCTGGCGCCTCGCCAGCAAGCCATTTAGGAGTCACCGAAGTTCCATCGATTGTAAATGCAGTAGGATAATATGCAGTGCTGCCTTGGGTTACCAACGCGGTAGTGGTTACTGATTGCCCAGTACTTAGATATGAATTGGCCGATACTGAGCTATTTCCTCGGAAGTTAAATGTCCAGTTAGCTGATGAAGCAACAGTGTAGTAATTAGTTGCTGCGCCATACAGGTTTATATTAGTGGTACCGGACGGAGCAGAAGCATTAATACTTACTTGCTCAATAATGTCTCGTGTTTGTTGTGTGCTTGAGAAAATTGCATTACCGGAACATTGGATGTTTGTTGATGTCAAGTTTACTATTGTTGCATTAGTAAACGCGCCATTTGTTGCTGACGCTGTAATTGCAGTTACCGTATTAGTTGCAACAACATTTCCAGCAGCGACATTTCCATTAGCGGTTATAGTTCCACCGATTATGTTTCCTGATACATTAGCATTACCAGTAGTAGATATGCCACCTGACAATACCGAAAGTCCATTTAATAACCCGATATTACCAGCTAGATTTCCACATTGAACATTACCATTGATTAGTGCATTTCCACTTATGAAGAGGGAAGCACTACCTAGAATGTTACTACCAGAAATATTACTAGTTGCAGTAATGCCTCCGGCTACTGTTAGATTAGCAGTAGAAACATTTCCAGTAGCAGCTAGTGTACCGGTTACTGTTGCGCCGGAGCCTTGTACTACGATAACGTTGCTAGTACTCGCTACTCCGATACGTACCGTACTGTTACTGTCAACTATTACGTTTGATGTGCCGTTGACTATTCTAGTAGGAATTGGAATGACAACATTAGTGAGAAGGCTACCGTCACCGACAAAATAGTTAGCAGTTGCAGCATTTCCTAGATTAGCATTACTTGCAGTAAGGTTACCGGCAGTTGAAATATTACCAGCACTTAGGTTACCAGTAGTAGTGGATGTTCCGGTTACTGCTAAATTTCCAGTCACATTAGAATTGCCGGTAACACTAGAGTTTCCAGTAATGTTGATGTTTGCACTAATGTTTGCTGTATTAGTGAGAGTTAGATTATTTGCAGATACATTACCAGTTGCAATGATGTTGCCGGCGACCGTTGCATTGCCGGCAACAGCAGAGTTTCCACTCACACTTAAATTAAGTCCAACAGCAGCGTTGCTTCCGGTAGAGATGTTATTTGCGGTAACATTAGAAGTTACATTTACATTACCAACTACTACAATATTTTCGGTTATATTGACGTTGGCTGCTGCATTGATATTTCCGGTTACGTTAGCAGTACCAGTTACTGCTAGTGCGCCACCAGTTGAAATATTACCACCTGCTATGTTTCCAGTTGCTACTACTTGTCCGGCAGTAACAAGATTTCCACCAGTTACGTTGCCAGTTGCAACAATTAGCCCGCTAGTTCCCAAATTTCCAACGTTAGCATTACCGGTAGTAGAAACAGTGTTTGAACCAAATGCAGCTAAGAATGTAGCAACGTTGCTATCATCGTATAAGATAGTAGGTACTGCGAATGTGCCATCGCCGTAGAGAACATTACTCACGTTGCCGTCTAGATTAACGCTTGCGATATTACCAATGCCCACAACATTAGCAAGAGCAACTGAGTTAGCTACAGCAGCAAAGTCTACTTCACCGGTAACATTTGCACCAGTTATTGCACTAATTGTTGCGCCGTTGCCGTATAAATTAGCAGTTACATTTGCTGCTGTAATATTCCCTGTTGTACCAAGATTACCTACG